CAACACGCAGGCCAGCCCATAAGAAAACCCGGCCAAGGACCAAGACCGGGCTAGGATTGAGAATGTTAGCAGATATTCGTTAGCCTTTGCGGCTGTATTTTCTTCCAGTGCCCTGGCTGTTTTCTTCTTTAGCCTTCGGGATCAGGTACAGATTCTGGACGGACACACGCATGCTGTAATGCTGTACACCATCCTTGTCAGTATAGTTGTTGTTGACCAGTTTACCAGTTACGCCTACCAGGTCACCCTTTTTAACGTACTGTTCGAGCAGATCGGCGCCGCCATTCCAGAAAACCAGATCTATAAACTGAGTACGCTCGTTGCCGTCTGCGTCCTTGCCATCTCTGACAGCCAGACTGTTATAGCTGAAGCTGCCGCCGTTCTTCTTGTCGCCGTATGTGTTGATAGTTACATCTTTAGTAAGACGTCCGATTAAATTAACTTGATTCATTTTAATAATTCCTTTCCTTTAATGGTCCTTTACCTTGTAATAGCCAAATATATCATGATCAGAATATTTAATTTCAATGCAACCCTGCAGGATCTGCATATATTCGGCTGTTAGCCCTAATGTGTACGTTGACGGTCTGATAACTACATTATCAGTAATGCGTATCTGGTGTCCGTCAATCTCGATATCCTGGTCAATATTATCATTAAATACTGACTCAGTGCCTCCGGCTTTGGTGAATGTAAAGCCTTCCTTGAAGTTCTCAATATTTCTGAGTTCTTCGGCGCCGCTCTTTTTGCTGACGCCGGCAATGGTAATGTGCAGCTGATCGTTTTCAGTATATACATACTTTTTGGCGCCCAGCGTTTTAAACTGGTCATAGCCATCCGGTCCGGTTTCCGGTTCAAAAACTCCCATGTAATGCGTGATGCCTTTCCGGTCAACGGCATAGGCCTTGTTTTTAATACTGTCATGGATGCGCTGCTTATTATAATCAGTGATATCAATGTCACCGATATATTTAACACTGTCGGTATCACAGTAGATGAAGTTATAGCCGGCAATGTCAATTACTTCCTGCAGACGATATCTGGCCCATGCGGTCACCCAGACACCTATCTGATAAGGCAGGAAAGCATGTTTATTGCTGTCTGCCAGCAGTTTTTCCATAGGTTCATCTGTTAATACATACTCGTTATTAATCAGCTTTACGGTGTCTTTAACGGGATCCTGTGCGGTCATGCCGTAGCAGGCATTAAGCTTGTTTTTGCTCTTTATATACAGGTCTTCTTCCTCTGGTATGCCTTTCAGTGTGGTTTTATTAACATAATACTTTCGGATAACATCTTTCAGGCATTCAGGCAGCGGATGGTAATCACTGCTCATTATGTCGAATGCGTCAAAGTCGCTCCATTTATACATATTCATGATGATCTTAAAGTCGATATCAGTAATGGTAGTTTCCAGATAATCAGCCTTTAAGATGCGGCCATTATCAAACTGGCCATTGTATATTGCTCTGCATTTATCCCTGGATAAATACGGTGCGCCGCTTTTAAATCTGTCTTTCAGGTCCAGATCTTTGAAGCAGCATCTGAAGATCACAGCGTGCTTATGGTTTATCAGATTTATCAGACTGCTGACACCATCCGCCTCATGGACAAATGGGGTAAACGGAAATTCACAGTTAAGCATCACATCCGGATAGCTGCTGACACGGTCAACGCTTTTAACGTGTTCGATAATGTCGCCGGCATACCATCTGTTAGCATGAGTATTACCACCTCGGAACGCTTCACGCAGAAGCCGGTACAGGTCAATAGAAGGCATCAGGGCTTTTAACTGCTTATGGTTGAATTGTTCCATTGCTTCCCGGCAATCGCGCCGTACAAAGCCCGTACTGGTCAGCGGGATGGTCTTAACATTATCATGTTCAATATCCATAAATTTATACAATGCCTGTACAAGGCCCTGAACGTCATTAATGCAGTATTGTATTTCAAACTCTGTTAATGGTGTCCAGGGATAGCGTACTTTTGAATAATCAAAGCCGGACAGCTTTTTGTTCTCTATATGCATCTGATCTGTGAACATAGCCAGGTTCATATTAGTAAGCAGATAACTACAGCGAAACTCAAAGCTATCAAACATATCACATTTTAAGATCTTCCTGGATTCCATGCAGAATACTTCATCAGGCTCAAAAGCATATAAGCCCTTTAAAAACTGAAACTCAAAACTCAGGTTATGAACATAAATAACCATGTAGTTATGCCGCAGGTATTTTTTAATTTCCTGTAATAACTCAAAGAACTGGTGCCAATGTCGGCCGATAATTGTCAGATCCGGACCGATCTGGAATTGCCATATATACATTATGGCCTGTTCCCGGTCCGGTAATGTGCTTGTTTCAATGTCAAATGCAGTTATAACATCCATATAATGGCGGTTATATTTTCCAGGCCTGCCGCGCTTCTGGGGAAGCGGCTTGATATCATCAAAGACTGTTTTTAAAGTATTACTTTTTAAGTCGTCTGCTGATATTAACACTGCTGGCGGGAGATCTGCCGCGCCGCACGGTTAAGCGTTGCGGTTTTTCCTTATCAGCGTTGTCGGCCCAGTATTCAATATTCCCCTTGATTTCATCTTCAGTAAGTCCACGCTTGACAGCTCTGTCGAAGGCTGTCAGCAGCTGCGTATATCCGTAGATACTGGTAAGGCCTCTGGCCCTGGCATCATCCAGAAATCGGAATAATGGATCAAAGTTGTCTTCATTAACAAATGTGTAGCCCCTGGCGTTCAGCGTAGCTATGGCACCGGCTTTAGATCTGCGCTGTGATGATACTGACAGCTGGCCTGACTCTCTTAACTTCTTCATTTCTTTTAATGCCATTCGGAAACCGGCGTCAGATGTCGGCCCCAGATCTTTAACACCTGGAAACTCGTTTTTATATCTCTGTACGATCATGCTGTCAGGCATGCGCTTTTCGATGTCGGACAAGCGCCGCCTGATATATTTACTTTCCTGAATGTACTGCTGCCGCAGTGATTTACTTCTTGCCATATCTTGCGTAACCTCTTATTATCTGCATCAGCCGGTCGGGATCTTCTGATATTAACATGTCCATTAAACCATCATCATCATAAGTAATATGTTCACCTATTATAATATGGCAGCCCTGTTGTACAATTTCCCGCAGATACAGGTATATTTCCTGCTGGCTATACTCTTTTAAATCTTTTCGTGTGACCATTTCTCTTTCTCCATACTTTAAGAAGATAACCTAAATTACCAGCATATAAAATATCAAGCTCATCACTATTAGTTATATCCGATGTTTTAATAATCTGTTCCTGTATAAATTCAACAGGTATATACAAACCTTTTCTATGGTCTTCTAGTATTTTATATGCTTCTTCCAGTGGATACCCGCAAATAGCATCATAAATGATATCTAACACATCATTATTTAATTTTGCTTTACCCATTTAATCATCCTTTCTGTTGATCTGGACCAGCGCCAGGGTGAAGACACCCACAGCGCCGCCGATCATAAAACCCACAAAGAAGTACAGCATGTTGCTATACTCCCAGGAACCATGTTATTAAGAACATGGCTATAAATGACGGTAACAGCAGTTTATCTATTAACTGCATCAGCTTTTCTGTATTCATTCAGCTTCTCAACCTCTTTTCTGTAAAAATCCTTCTTATATACTTCCTGAAGACGGTCCCATAATGGGCCGTCCATCTTTTCCTTGATACCGTATCTGGTACTGGCCCAGATGATGGTAAGGCCAGTATCATAATCGATCAGATACCATTTACCACGTTCTTTATGCCAGATCCAATAGCGTTTACCGTTCCATTCAAAGGTTTTAATACCGGTGACCAGCCCGTATGTGAACTGGTCACTGTTCGGCAGTTTCTGTTTCAGATAACACATCATTGTTTTGTTCTTCCTCTTTCTTCTGTTCTTTCTCTTTCTGGTAATAAATGGCAGATAATTGCTCAAGCTTCAGGTATTGGTCAATTACTTCTTTTAAATGTTCGTAGTTATCGCTAAATGCTAAATCTTGAATGGTTGAACGTACAATTCTTCTGATTTTTTCCAGTATTTCAATATCAACTTCTAATATTATTGTTTTATCATTATTGATATTGTTTTTAAGATCCCAGGAATAATACGGTCTTGCTATCATACCAGATACCATCCTGTCACAACAAGGGCCGCATGTCTGATATCTTCCGCTTTTCTGCATAAGTGGGCTGCTGTGCCAACCCAGTTAAAATTACCCGTTTCTTCAAACTGCTTCATGCAGGCTGTCTGCGCTTCTGCCAATGCTTCCAGATCTGCAGCAGACCATCTGATGTACTCATTAAAATCCATCTTGTTTGCTCCTTTCAATATTTAATGATTATGTAAATAGATTACCAGATAAAATACGCAGAAATATGTGATAATTAAGGGAAATTATGTGATATAATATTTATATCATGACAGCGTCCTTGGCCGTTGGCGCGGCCGAATAAATCCGGCCTTATCTTGTTCAGCCGGTTTTATTTTGAGGTGATTATATGAATCTGTTTTTACCATCCGGATATCTTGATATGGAAAAGATTATCAATATTGATGCCAGCTTTATTTTTGTCATTGGTGCGAGAGGAACCGGTAAGACCTATGGCGCTATAAAATACGTGCTGGATAACAATATTAAATTTATTTTCATGCGCCGCAAGCAGGTACAGGTCGACCTTATTAAAAATGATAATTTCAATCCTTTTAATGCTGTTGACGGGGATTTGATGATCAAAAACATCAATAAATCACTGGCCGGTGTTTATGATACTGTCTTTGATGAAGATAAGCAGAAGCTGGAAGCATCCGGTCCAGCGTTAGGTTATCTGGTATCACTGACAGGAGTCAGTAATATCCGGGGGTTTAATGCGTCTGATGTTGAGCTCATCATTTTTGACGAATTCATCGGGGAGAAGCATGAAAAAGCAATTAAAGGGGAGTCGGACGCTGTTTTGAACGCCTACGAGACAATTAACCGAAACCGGGAAATCAAAGGCCTGAAGCCCGTTAAAATGCTTCTGCTGGCCAACAGTAATGACCTTGTCAATCCGGTATTTACAGGGCTGAAACTTGTAAAAGTCGCAGAAAAGTTGCAGAATTCAAAGGAAAATCTGTATATAAACAAAGCCAGAGGTTTGGCCATGGTCATGGTGAAGGACAGCCCGATCAGTAAGAAGAAGGCTGAGACCGCATTATATAAACTTGCCGGTGACAGTGATTTTACTTCCATGGCTCTGGATAATGCTTTTGTGGAAGATATTGCTGATAATATTAAAACAATGCCACTGGCTGAATATAAGCCGCTTGTATATGTTGGTGAGCTGGCTATATATCAGCATAAAAGCCGTAAAGAAATCTATGTTACAGACCACCGTAGCGGATCGTGTGAGGAATACGACGCCAGCCCCATAGGTCTATCACGATTTAAAAGAAATTATTATTACATCTGGCTGATGAATCTGCAGCGGTTAGTAATATTTGAATCATATTTGCTGCAGAAAATATTTGAACAATATTATCTTTTGAATTAAAATTTAATTAGATAATGGGGCTAATGTTGGCCATAAGGGAACGGCCGGAAGCCGTGGCCATGCGTTACCCTGACGCTTGAGGCATTGCCCCACTTATCTATAATTGGAGCGTGATATTATGGAAAATTTAAATGCATGGGTTCAGGTCGTCAGTACAGTAGGATTTCCAATATGCTGCACAGGGGCGTTATTCTATTATATGGAAAAAGAACGTCAGAGCCACAAAGAAGAAGTTAACAGCCTGAAAGAGGTTATCAACGGTAACAGTGTTATTTTAGCGCAGATCAAGACACTTTTGGAGAATAGAAACAATGGCAACCAACTTTAAACCGAGATTGTCAGCAGCTGCGTATAATAACCGCTATTATAAGGGGACCGCATACGGCGGATATAATAAGGCGCTCGTAATAAACGCATCCAACGGATCAGTATTACCGAACTGCTGCGGACTGGTACACGGGCGCTGGTTGGAGTGCTTCAACAGTACAGATCTATCTTTAGATAAGTTATGCACCGGTAACGCTAAAAATTATTTAGGCATGGCCCAGTATGCTGGCTTAAAGACCGGTAAAACTCCAAAGCTTGGCAGCGTTATCTGCTTTGATGATGGCAGCTATGGACATGTTGGATTTGTTGAAAAGATCATAACTGACAGCAGGGGAAATATTCAGAGCATCTATGTCAGTATGTCATCTTATGGCGGCACCAGATGGTATTACCGCACATTATATGCTGACCGTAATTATGAATATAACAACATGAAGCTGCTTGGCTTCATCTATAACCCGAATATCTGGGAAAAGGCCGACACCATGGATATAGGTGACAATGTCGAGATCCTGGCACCCGGTAAAGCATCCAGCTACGGCGCTATGCCCAACGCTTACGGCATTGGGTGGCACCGTAAAATATTAGCTGTTTACCTGGATAGACCATATCCTTACCAGGTAGGCAATGAAAAAGGAACCACCGGCTTTTATAAAGCCGAGGCATTGAAGAAGGTATAAAGGAGATAAAAACATGCCATTAAGATTTGATGAATTTGTAGCACTGGTGAAAGCAGGCTACACCAAAGAAGATATTGACAAGATGGAAGCGGCAGAGGATGCTTTTAAAGCTGGACAGCAGAAAGCCGAACAGCCGAAACCAGAAAAACCGGCCGAACAGCCGAAACCAGAAAAACCGGCCGAACAGCCGAAACCAGAAGAAGGTAAAAAACCAGATCAGAGCGCAGGCAACCCGGCAGACTCTGCAGCGCTGGCAGGTTTAGCAACAGAAATTGAAGCCCTGCGTAAAGCAGTACAGGCTATGAACGTGAATAATGCCTACCGGACTGATGACAAGAATGTTACAGCTGAAAGCATCCTGGCATCTATCATTCAGCCGGCAAAGAAAGATTAAACAGAGGTATATTGTATGAGTGTTAATTTATTATCTATTGAACAGTCTTATCAGCTGATCGCTTCACTGCATGCGCAGGCTACCGGCAAGACCGCTGCAACTCCTATCAATAACAGTGACTTTATCAGCGTAGCCCAGGCTACCCTGACAGCTGGTAAGGACCAGGTTTTGAACAGTATCATGCAGATGGTCCAGAAGACACTGATCGCTGTCAGACCTTATGAACAGAAATTCGGCGGCCTTGTCGTTACTAATGAACGTTGGGGCGGCATCATCCGCAAGATCAGCTTTGCTGATAAGAATCCACAGATCAGTGAAAACATCAACCTGACCGACGGTGTGGCCGTTGATCAGTATGTTGTCAACAAGCCGGTAGTCCTGGAAACTCATTATGTCGGTTTTGATACCTGGTCAGGTGTTTACACCATCTTCGAAGACCAGCTGGACACTGCCTTTACTTCCGCCGGTGCTTTCGGTGAATTTATTTCTGGTTTACTCGTACACTTTGCAAATGAGCGTTCTCAGTGGCGCGAAGAAATGGCCAGAAATGCCCTTTGCAACTTTGCAGCTGGTAAGAATAACCTGAACAACGGTATCATCAATGCCCTGTCCGAATACAACACTGCTACAGGTCTGACATTAACGGCTACCACTGTCAGACAGCCCGCTAACTTCGGACCGTTCTGTAAATGGTTATATGCACGTGTTGGTGAAATCTCTGACATGATGACCGAACGCAGCAATTTATATCAGCTGAACATTACCGGTTATGACATTTTCAGGCATACCCCGGTACGTGATCAGAAGATCTACATTGATGCTAATCTGAGAAAGCACATGGAAGCAGAAGTACTGGCAGATACCTACCATGACAACTATCTGGCTATTGCTGATGTTGAAAGCGTCAACTACTGGCAGAGCATCCAGTCACCTAACAGTATTGACGTTACACCCGCTATCATTGACAACACGGGCGCTATTGATACCGGAACCCGTCAGCAGATGTCCAATGTTGTTGCTATGCTTTTCGACCGTGATGCTGTGGCTATCAATGTAGCTGAAAGCCACATTGACATGACACCGTTCAATGCACGCGGCAGATATTGGAATCTGATCAGCATGGAAAGGATCCAGTATCAGAACGACTTTACCGAAAAAGGTGTAGTTATAACCCTTAACTAAAATAATAACCGTGCGTTGTTTGTTGTCACTCCTTTCCTCCAGCAGCGCACTGTAGCATCCGGCCGCCGGTACTGAACATTATCTTACCGGCGGTCATTTAGGAGGTATTAAATGATTAATATAACTTTTTACAATTTTAGTAAGAAGCCGAACAGCACCAAGCGGCCAACTGGCGGCACTTCTGTAGCATGTCTGATCAAATCATCCAGCAGTATTATCAATCCGGTAATACAGGTTAAAACAGATCCCACTGGCTATAATTACTGTTATATTGCAGCATTCACCAGATATTATTTTATTAATGATATTGTATTCGATAATGGTATCTGGCTAGTGTATTGCAGTGTGGATGTCCTGGCAACTTATAAAACTGAAATTGGAAATACTGACCAGTATATATTAAGAAGCAGTGCCAGGAAGAATACTAATATTGTAGATAATCTTTACCCATTAACTACTAACTTTACTGAAGTCTGGAGCAGGCCATATATTAACGATATGACTTGGTCAGGCTTTGATCATGGTGTTTATATATTGGGCGTGCAGGGCAACCAAAGCGGTAATACAGGCATTATGTATTATGAGGTTGAACCAGCACAATTTAAATTATTAATGGACACCTTTTGGGGCCTTGCTGGTGACAGTGGCGCCATTGCCCGCTATGGTGAATTAATGGCCAATAGCCTTTTAAATTTATCAGATTATATCGTTAGCTGTATCTGGTTGCCAGGTTCAATAACGTTACCAACCCAAACATATGAACAGGTAAAGCTTGGCAATATTGTTGTATGCGCTGGCAAAGCCTGCGGTTCTGCGGTTACCGAATGGCGTGTAACATTTACGCAACTGTCAGAGCATCCGCAAATTAATAATGGCCAATATATGCACTATCCACCATTCAGCCAGTATACTTTAATAGTGCCTTGGCTTGGTAATATTAATATACCTTATAGCTGGTTATCGAATGTAGTTAATCAAGGCCTTGTATTACAACTTAAAGCTGTTCCAGATTATACAACCGGTGAAGGTGTAATACGAGTGATTAAATGGGATGATAATCTGCAACAGGAAGTTGATGTTGTACAATTTAAAACGCAGCTTGGTGTTAATATTCCAATATCAACACTGGAATTGAATATTGGAACTCTGGCGGGTGTGACCGGTGGTATTGGCAGTGTAATAAGCGGTATTTTAAATGGCAACGCTGGCCAGATCGGTGCAGGCGTTATGTCTGGAATTGGCAATGCTGCTGATTTATACAACCCCGAAAGCCGTCTAATAACTGGTGCCAGTGGATATATAAAATATGGTTTACTGCCTGTATTACATTGTAAGTATGCTTTAACTGCTCAACATGATAATGACTTGCACGGCAGTCCATGCTGCCAGACATTAAAGCCTGGCAACATCGGTGGGTATATCCTATGCGACAATGCTGTATTTGAATACGGTCTGGAAGATGAGCGCCGCAGCGTGATATCTTACCTTAACAGCGGGGTGTTCTATGAGTAGCTATATTCCCCGAACAACAGCGCCATTGTCAACGGATCTTAATTATATTAATACCGCTTATGGCGGCAACAATCGTTGTATAGCAATTAATACTGTTAGCGGCCTTGTCCTGCCAAATTGTACCGGCTATGTACATGGCCGCTGGCTTTGAATTAGGTGTTTCACCGGTCAATCTGTCTACAGCCAACGCCCGGTATTATTATCTTAATCAAGGCGACGGCTACAGCAGGGGTCAGGTGCCCCGTCTGGGCGCTATAGCTTGTTGGGATGGCGGATCAGATGGCGCCGGACATGTTGCGGTAGTAGAAGAGATCATTGACGCCAGCACTAATACATATAAGATAAGTAACAGTGCTTATAACTCTTATTACTTCCAATATCAGACTGTAACAAATAATGTATTCCAGTCAAATTATACATTCCAGGGCTTTATATATTGCCCGTTGTCCTGGACTGATGATAATGAATATTATTTTATCAGAAGAAACAGACATAGAAAGGTGGCATTAAAAATATGAACAGTGCACCATATTCTTACGAATTTATAAACATGTACAATTCTGCACGGTCACCGTCAACAGTGCATTGCCAGAATACTGCTTTAGTCAGATATTATGCAAAATACCTTTTGGAAAAAGTAATATCTGTTTACGAATTTGACGGACTGCCTGAAGGATGGCCTTTAAACTATTTCCAATATACATTATTCGGTTATGGTCATGTGGCAGTGCTGGATCATCCTGCTTTTGGCCTTATCTGCCAGGATTGTCATCCTTATGGCTTTGACCTTTATTATCAGCCTTCACATGTCACCATTGCTAACCCTTTAATTAAGGATAAAAATATCTATAAAATCGGCACTGAATGCGAGCTGATCAAACTGCAGCCGAATTATACCGGTGTTATGGATATAGTAACAACATATGCGGATCTGATGGCTCTATGCCTGGAAACATCTGGCATTAACCTGTTAAACAGCAAATTATCATTTGTTTTCTTTGCAGAAAATCAAACCATGGCGTCATCATTTAAAAAGACCTATGACGAATATGCATCAGGTACTCCCATGATGGTCATAGACAAAAATATGAAAGCGCCGGACGGTACACCAACCTGGGAAGCCTTCACACAAAATGTTGGCCAAAACTATATTGTTGGTAATGTGCTGGACGACATGAAGAAATTGATTGACCAGTTTAATACTGATGTAGGCATTCCTAATGCCAACACCTACAAACGGGAACGAATGATTTCAGACGAAGTTAACGCAAATAACGTTGACGTACAAAGTAAAATAATGCTGTGGCTGGAAACAATGCGCCGGGATATTGAGAAAGTTAATCAGCATTATGGTACAAACATCAGCGTTAAATACAGATTTGCGGACGATCCGCAGAAGGTGGTGCTTGAAAATGCCGTGGAAAGCTAAAATATCTATATTAGGTTTATATCATGCAGAGCCTACGTTATTTGAAGATCTGCAGCTGCCAACCTATACGGATGATGAAAATGTCAGCCATGACTACATCAGTAAGGATGTGCTTGTTAATAACTTACTGATGGAACTGGCAGAGCTGGAAGTTATCTATCCTGATCCCGAATTTATGAAGGAAGCTATTGCCATGTGGTCAGCATCCAGGCTGCCGGTCTGGAAGCGTGTGGCGCTTGTGTTGTTTGAAGATTATGATCCTTTTGTAAACATTAAAAGACATGAGGACAGAACCATCACACAAACCAGAGATCTGGCCGGATCTTCAAGCAGCCAGTATAACGCTAATGCCTGGGATGACCAGAGCGAAAACGGTGTACAGACTAATACAGCTTCAGGTTCATCAACTGATACCGGTACGGTAACCACTCATGAAGTGTTTGATGTTGCCGGTGACAGTGCCATTACAGACGCCCAGGACGTCGCCCGTAATGAGATTGAATTACGAAGCGCATACAATTTGATTGATTATATCATCAATGATTTTAAAAAGCGCTTCTGCCTTATGGTTTATTAGGAGGTATAACATGGGAGTCTTTGATAATTTTCCATATACAAATAACCATGAATTAAATCTGGACTGGATAATAAAGCAGACAAAGAAGGTTTTAAAAGCATCCGATGAAATAGCCGCAAACACTGAAATTGCTGCCACAGCGGCGGAAAATGCGGCAGAGAGCGCCAGCAACGCAGAAGCAGCGAAAGAAGCGGCGGAAACTGCGAGCACTGAAATTACTGAAGCAGCCGCAGAAATTAAAAATAATAAATTAAATATTATCAAAGCACTAATACAAGCACCATCAAAAACACAAAATAAACAAGAGTTATATACTATCCCTGTTGATTTTGATTTACCTGTATATTATGATGGGTTAAACTTTGAGGTTGGATTTAATAAAGAAAATTACAAAAACAGCGGCGGCACTACTTATTACTTTTCACCTAGTGGAAATAATAGCAATAACGGTTTAAGTGAAAGCACACCTAAAACAGATGTACGAAACGGTAATATAACGCTGGCTGACGGTGATACGCTAATATTATTAGATGGTTTATATACTCGTGCGTTTTTTCCTATTGAGATAACTAAATCTATAAATGTTATCGCAAAAAATCCAGGAAAAGCTATTATTAATAATAGTGATAACACATACAGTTATACAAAAGTGGACAATGTATATTTAACCAGCCGTAATAATGTAAAATCCGTTATTATTGCCTATGAGGGTAAATATCAGCCGTTGCATGTGGTGGCATCACTTGATATGTGTAGAAACATCCCGTTTACTTATTATAATAATGGTAATGATCTATATGTGAATACCGGCGGTGTAATTACTCCAGATAATACAAACACATTCTTAAATCTGGGAACCGGCCAGCCATTAACACATATAAAAAGTGAAAGCGGTGCATTAAATTTCTATATGGATGGAGTTACCTGCATAGGCGGATATGCTGGCGGTATCGTTGCAACCCGCACCAATTACGATTTACATTTTACTGCGGTAAATTGTAATTTTATTGGTGCATATACTGAAACCGGAACGGCTAAAGATGCCGTTAGCCTGTTAGGATGTAAAAGCATCCTTAAAAACTGTATAGCCGCTTTCAGTCGTAAAGATGGTTTTAATTATCATAGCAGCGGTGTCTTTACTCCAGAAGCTATTGAAATTAATTGCGAAGCATTCGGAAACGGATGGTTCGGCTGGGACAATTCCAACAACGGTAGCACAATACACGACGGTGGCAAAATATTACGAGTTAATGGCTCATACCATGGAAATTATGGCTCAAATGTCGCTGACGTGCATAATGGCACCAGATCTGTAAATCTTGGCTGTAATGCTTATCAGAGCAAAGCCACTGAAACAGATTATAACGCAGACTTTGCCACACAACAGGCCGGCGCTGTTATGTACCTGGACAACTGCAAAGCTTATGGATCTGATTGGAACCTATACGCTGTAACCGGTACTACTATATATAAGAAAGACTCATTATATATGAATACTCAAGGTGGCGGCATTATTACAGATTATTAACACCTACCCGGTCCGTGTTGGCCGGGTTTTCTTATGGGCTGGCCTGCGTGTTGGCACTATGGCCACCGTGTTGACAAATAGGGTTGTTGACAGATGTTGACAAAATGGGAACTTTTGTTGACAAATAGGCTACTTTTGAATTACTATACCCA